AAATGTTCAACATGTACACAAGATATCGATCCGACCCTAAAAAGAGAACGCATTGATGATCTAGAAGATAAAAAAGATGAATATAAGGAAGGACTATCGAAAATATCCGAAGAAATTAATACTTGTCTTTCCTCAATTAATGAATTAGACAAAAAACTGGCTCAAATACAGATATTAGGCAATGACATAACTTCGCGAAAGACGAAAAGAAACCATCTAATATCTCTCAATAATGAATTACAAACCTCTATAGATAATTTGAGTAACTCCGATAAGCTTTTAATCGAGAACAAAAACGAACTACAAAAGATTATGATCGAACTAGATGATAATCATATTCAGAGAGAAAGAATATTAGATGAAAGAAAATATCTAGAGACGGCATTGAGTTTGCTAAAAGACGGTGGTATAAAAACTAAAATTATTAAACAATATTTACCCATTATAAACAAGCAAATTAACAAATATCTATCGATGATGAATTTCTTTGTGACCTTTGAAATTGACGAGAATTTTGAAGAAACTATAAAATCTAGATACAGAGATATTTTTTCATATGAAAATTTTTCCGAGGGTGAAAAAATGAGAATAGATTTAGCTCTACTTTTCACTTGGAGAATGATTGCCAAAATGAAAAATTCAGTCAATACTAACCTATTAATTCTTGATGAAGTTTTTGATAGTTCCTTAGATATAAATGGAACAGATGAATTCCTCAAGATTATGAGAAGCTTTACTAACGACGCAAATTTCTTTGTTATCAGCCATCGACAAGATCAACTTATTGATAAATTCGATGCCATATATCGGTTCGTAAAACAGAAAAATTTTAGCAGGATAATGTAATGACAGACAAGCACCTTGAAGATCAATGGGATTCATGGATTGCAAATAATCCTGTTTCTGATATGGAAGATATTAGTGAAGATTTGGTTCGCGATTTACTGATAAAGGACCTAACTTTCGCATCGAAAATGACCGTTGAAGAGTATACATTATATCAGAAATGGTGTGAGACTCACCATAAGTATCCTACAAAAGAAATATCAACTCTCTTCGGAAAAGAAACTGTGCTTTGTGATAATGAGCAAGGTACACTTATCAATAATATAAAATCTAATGTTTGGTTTCCAGAAGATTTAGATGATTATTTGAAGCTAGAACCTGTATTGGAATATACAGACGATTCTGGTACAATAATGAAAGATAGTTTATATGATAGTATTCAAATTGAAAAGAAGAGAAACAAAAATCTTCCTGTAGTTTGGAATACAATTCGTGACTTTACTTCTACGATGAAGAATAATAGTAATATCGGCAGAAATCTCAATTATCTCGTAAAAGATAATGTTACAGGAAAATATCTAGGCCTAATCTGTATTTCATCAGATTTTTTGGATCTTACGCCTAGAGACCAATTTATTGGTTGGGAAAGAACGAAAAAGACTCAAGGTCATATGATTAACTATACGGCTATTGGTTCGACTATAGTTCCTTTACAGCCTCTAGGTTATAATTATGTTGGTGGTAAACTTCTTGCTCTACTCTGTCTTTCAGATGAAGTTCAATCCAGATGGAAAAGTCAATATGGTGATACATTAGTAGGTGTTACCACAACTTCTTTATATGGCAAAAATAAGATGGGTGGACTTTCGCAATATGACGGATTGAAACATTGGAAAAAGATGGGTTTTTCTTCAGGTTCTGTTTCTTATGAATGCACCAAGCCGACTATTTCACTATTGTTGAAATGGCTGGCTAAGAACCATACCAGAAAATATTTTGAATGGTACCAGGCAAAGAAGCCTAGCGGTCAACCTTATAAGAGAGACCATAGAAATCGATCATATACTTTTGCATATTCGAAGTTAGGAATACCAAAAGATATTATAAAGTCTGAACATTATAGAGGAATATATTTTTCACCTTTATATGATAATACTTGCGAATTTCTTAAAGGTGATATTACAGAAAAAGATTTGAAGAAATCTTTCGACACTTCATATCAATATTTGACCAATCTTTGGAAAGAGAAATATGCATCTAAAAGAATTAGAAGTCTGAAAGAGCAGAACAGGGTTTCTGGTGAAACACTTTTTTATGACGATTTGATTTATATGGATTGGCAAGAAACCAAGGATAAGTATATATCACAGGTTGGGCGTTAGGTTTATACAACCTGTAGTGTAATAAGTTATGTGTTTCCTGCATACCAGCTATGCGTTTTTTAGTCTACTATTCTCGACCAATTGAGAGTATAATTGCAAAAGAATAGAGAGACAGGTAAATGGAAAACATCAGCACTCAAACGAAATCTCAACTGGCCAAGCTTTTGGCCACCGAGAATATTACCGTTCAGCATAATCCTTCAGCCAAGACGGCTAGCTTCGACCTAAAGAACAGGATTTTGACTCTTCCCGTTCTACAGTTTATGTCTGGTCATATCTATGACATGCTCGTTATTCACGAAGTTGGCCATGCTCTAGATACACCGCTTGATGCTTGGATTGATAGCATCGAACAAATTTCTAAAAAGGTTTCGCCGAAAAATCCAGGTAGGGTAAAGGCTGCGGTCAAAGATTTCCTTAACGTCGCAGAAGACGTTCGAATCGATAAAAGGCAAAAGCGTAGGTACCCCGGTAGTCGAACTGACTATATCAAGGGATATCGCCAGCTTATTGAGAATAATTTTTTTGGAACGGCCGGCCGCGATATTAATTCCTTCTCCTTTATTGATAAAGCGAACCTTTATTATAAGGGCGGAATAGCTCTTGGAATCAAGTTCTCTTCCGAAGAGAGGGACTTCCTGAATCAATTGGGAGAGACCGAGACTTTTGACGAAGTTGTTAAATTGACCGAAGAGATTTTCCTCTGGTCTAAGGACAAGCTGGTAAAGTCTAAGGAAGAAGAGCAAAAGCTTAATCAAGAAGACGAATCGGAAGATTCTGAATCAGATGATTACGAATCATACTCAGACAGTTTTGATGAATCTGAAGATGATGAAGACGAAGAATCGTCTGATGGTTCTGATTCGGAATATTCAGATTCGGACGATGATTTTGATGGATCCGAGAGCGGAGAAGCTTCCGATGATGATGAAGATTTGGAAGAATCTCCGTCCTCTTCTGATGAAAAGTCAAAATCAGATGACGGTGGCGAGGATGATGTTCCCGAGGCCATAACTGAAAAGATTTGGAACGAAAAGTCTAAGGAACTTTTCGTTGACGATGATTCTGAATATGTATATGTTAAGTTGCCCAAGCCCAACTTGGAAAAAATTGTCGATGATTATAAGAAGGTTCTGGACGAACAGAATTTTATTTATAACACTCATTGGGTAAAAGATCCTACAGCAAACACAATTATTCAAGAGTTTGAACAGTTTAAGAAGGCTGAAAATTCAACCATTTCGTATATGGTCAAAGAATTTGAAATGAAAAAGGCGGCTGATGCTTATTCTCGCACCTCGACGGCGAGAACCGGTATCATCGATATGAACAAGCTTCATTCATATAAGTTCAGCGATGATATATTCCTTAAGATGACCAAGGTTGCTGATGGTAAGAACCATGGCTTTGTAATTTTTATCGACTGGTCGTCATCAATGCTAAACACGCTTAACGGAACAATTAAGCAGCTATACAGCATTGTGATGTTTTGTCGCCGAGCACAAATTCCTTTCGAAGTCTATTCATTCAAGACTGCTACAGGATCAGATTTTCGCGAACAATTCTCTACCAATGACAATGAACTATTTTTTAATCGAGGGTTCAGGCTTCGGAATATTCTTTCATCAAAGATGTCAATTGTCCAGACGAATGAATCGCTTCGAAATCTTTGGTTGATGTCCAGGCATTGTTCTTTCAAATCTGATCAATTGTCTTCGACACCTCTCAATCAAGCAATCGTTGCTGGAATTGATATCGTCAATAATTATCAAAAAAAGAATAAGTTTCAGGTTATCAATACGATATTTCTTACCGACGGTGAATCTGATCCTTGCAATATCGTTAATATATCCAGCTATAGTTTTGGCAAGAAGCGCAAATACATAATCCAAGATTCTGTTATGAAGAAGGATTATAATTTGGCTCATTTTCATTCCAAGTGTTTGACCAACACCCTTCTTCAAATCTTCAAGGCGCGTACCAATAGCAATCTGATCGGTTTCTATCTGACCGATTCTAGTATTAAAAGTATCATTCAACAAATTCCTTCTCTATCCTCGACAGAGGCTGTTAAGCTAAAAACTTCGTGGAAAGATAATAATTTCTTGGTTATGCCTTCTCCAGCATACGATAGTTATTATTATATCAATGCCAAGATGTTGAATTTTAAAAATGAAGAACTATCGGTCAATTCAAAAATGACCAAGCGTCAGGTAGAAAAGGCCTTTATTTCTTTCAGCGACAAAAAGAAGATCAACCGCGTTTTGCTGAATCGATTCATTAATGAGATATGCGATTAATGCATACCAGCTATGCAGAATTGTGCTTGCATATCTTTCCATTCCATGTATAATTACATAGTCAAAACAGAGGAAAATCTAAATGCCTAAGCTTGTAGATCGTGGTGCTTTTATCGCGGAAGTTGTAAAGAATTATGGAAATATCGATGTTATTTCACGAAGTCAGGTGCTTGAGGTTTGTGAAAAGCTAGGCCTTACCAATGCGGCCTGGCTTACCAACGATCTTTCCCGTCGCGCTGGTCGAGGACTTTATTCGCTCAATAGTCCTTCAATTAAGCCGGCTAAGCGTGAGAAGGTTCGCGCAAGTGTTCCTACTCCTTCTGTTCCTGTTCCTCAGTCGGCAATACCAGTTGCTAATAGCATCGAAGCTTCAGCCGATCTTCGGCTAGTTGATAATACTATTTCGTTGATTCCCGACAAAACAGTTGGTTATGTTCCTTTCGGTCATTATAATGACGTTCGGTCGATTATTAATTCTCGAAAGTTTTATCCTACGTTTATCACGGGTCTGTCCGGCAACGGTAAGACACTGATGGTTGAACAGATTTGTGCCGCGGATAATCGTGAATGTGTCCGAGTTAATATTACGGTAGAGACTGATGAAGATGATCTAATTGGCGGGTTTCGTCTGATGGATGGACGAACCGTATGGCAGAACGGCCCTGTTATTATCGCGATGGAACGCGGTGCTACTTTGCTGCTGGATGAGATCGATCTGGCTTCTAACAAGATTATGTGCTTGCAGCCCGTCCTTGAAGGTAAGCCCATCTTTATCAAGAAGATTAACAAGATCATTTATCCTGCTCCCGGCTTCAATATCTTTGCGACGGCTAACACAAAGGGTAAGGGTAACGATGATGGTCGATTCATCGGCACTAATATTCTAAACGAAGCTTTTCTGGAGCGATTCCCGATTACCTTTGAACAAGAATATCCTGCCGAGAAGACTGAAATTAAGATTATCAATAACATCTTCCAGAAGGGTGGTGTTAATAATCCTGAGTTTGCAGAGAAGCTTGTTCTTTGGGCCAATGTGATTCGAAAGAGCTTTTATGAAGGTGCTGCATCAGAAATTATTTCGACTCGTCGCCTTGTGCATATTGCCGAAGCCTATTTGATTTTTGGTCGCAATGAGACCAAGGCAATCGAGTTGTGTCTCAATCGCTTTGATTTTGAAACCAAGACTTCCTTCATGGAACTCTATAACAAGCTTAACTATACGCCCGACACCACAGAAATTGCTGCGGCAGTCGAAAATGTGGTTGCAAATCCTATTTAAAGGGTGTATAATAGTTTCATTATGGGAGACGATCATCATCCCATAATGGAATATTCCAAAAGATGATCATTTATGGAGAAAAATATATGAGTCAGATGAATCGAGTGCTAAATGTTCTAGAGCGTAATGTTGCATCACCTGGTGTTACTGTTTCTCGACTAGCCAAGGATGCCCGTCTACCCAAGGCTTCCGTTTCAAAGCGAATCTCGGAACTTCGCTCCGAGGGTTTCCGAATCTTTACCAATTATCGTAAGATCGGTAATCAAAAGAAGACATATTATCGCCTAGCTCGGTAATTTTTTCTTCTTTTTCTAAAAGTTAGAAGGTGGGACACATATATAATTGTGTCCCACCTTTTGAATATGGAGTGATAATAATGGAACTTTCAATTAAAGTAGAAGAGCTAAGGAAGAACAAGATATTTATTGCTACTCCCATGTATGGTGGGCAAGCGAACGGTTTATATGTTAAGTCAATTCTAGATTTACAAGGTCTAATGAACCATTATGGAATTGAAAGCCGTTTTTCTTTCTTATTCAATGAATCTCTGATAACAAGAGCTAGAAATTATCTGGTCGATGAATTCCTTAGAGTAGAAAATTTTACTCACCTTCTTTTTATAGATTCTGATATTGGATTTGATCCTAATGATGTACTGGCACTTATTGCCCTAGATAAGGATATCATAGGCGCGCCATATCCAAAGAAGTCTATTAATTGGAGGAATGTCGTAAGGACGGTTAAGAATAATACCGAGATTGATCCTTCTGAACTTGAAAGCGTCATTGGTGATTATGTTTTTAATGCTGTACCAGGAACAACACAATTCAAGGTGACCGAACCTCTTGAAGTCATGGAAATTGGTACTGGTTATATGCTAATAAAGAGACAGGTGTTTGCAAAATTCAAGGAAGAATATCCACACCTTAGATATAGACCTGATCATCAGGGACAGGCAAACTTTGATGGTTCACGATATATTCATGCCTATTTTGATACTGTGATTGATCCTGATAGTGATCGTTATCTTTCTGAGGATTATATGTTTTGCCAATATTGGAGAGCGATTGGTGGTTCTGTTTGGCTTTGCCCATGGATGAAGACACAACATGTTGGTACATATAGCTTTAGTGGTAATATGGAAAAGATTACCGCTTTATCAGGCAATCTATAATAATTCTGATAAGGAAAATATATTATGCTGATTGGCTTAGTTGGATTTGCCGGATCAGGCAAAGGTACCGTCGCAGACTTTCTAATAACAGAAAAGAATTATACCAAGCTATCTTTTGCTGATCCGGTCAAAGATTGTATTTCCATAATCTTTGGTTGGGATAGAGACTTATTGGAAGGTGATACAGACGAAAGTAGAGAATTCAGGGAGAAGGTCGATACTTGGTGGTCTAATAAGTTGGAGAAAGAAATTACACCAAGAAAAATGCTACAAATAATGGGAACTGAAGCTGGAAGAAATTCTATACATAAAAATATTTGGATACATGTACTAGAAAAAAATCTAGAGAAATATGATAATGTTGTTATTTCTGATGTAAGATTTACTAATGAAATGTTCTTCATTAGAGAAATGTGCGGCTTTAATGTAAGGGTTAAACGAGGTAAAGAACCTGAATGGTTTGATATCGCAAGAGAAGCTAATCAGAAAAATACTCCTGAAAATATGAAAAATTTTAATGTGCATTATTCCGAATGGGCATGGATTGGTCACCCATATGATTACGAGCTTAGTAATGATGCATCTTTAGAAACGTTGCAGGTCAACATAGAAAATATGTTGAAAGTCCTTAAAGAACCTGCTAATATAGTACCATCTTTATAGAAAGGATTAATCATGAAGCTATCTGAAAAGACTATATCAGTACTAAAGAATTTTTCTGCAATCAATCCAAACCTTATGGTTAAGGCTGGCACACATCAAAGAACCATAGATCGTGATAAGGTCATACTTGCCGAAGCTACACTAGAAGATTCTTTTCCTTCTGATTTTGGAATTTACGATCTGAATCAGTTTCTTTCCAACCTAAGTGTCTTTGAGAATCCTGATATTTCGTTTAAGGATAATCACCTTGAAATTGTTGAAGGAAACTTCAAGCTACATTACTTTTATTGCTCACCTAATCATATCAAGCTACCGCCTGATAAGTCTCTGGATATTCCAAGTCCCGATGCTGAATTCCACCTTACATATAATTCACTACAGAAGCTTTTGAAGATTGCGAGCCTAAACAATCTACCGACTTTGACTGTTTATGGCGAATCTGGTGGTCTATATGTCAAGACACATGAGAAGAATAATAGCAGTTCGAATTATGCCAGTTCTCGACTAGACGACTATTCTGGGAAAGATTTTGAGGTTACATTTAAGATCGAAAGCCTGAAGATCATTCCAGATTCTTATAATGTGAAGATCAATGTCGCGGGCTTTGCTATTTTCGCGAATAGCAATAACACAATTAAGTATTTTATCGCTCTTGATAAGTGAGGTAATTAATGTCTAATATTGGTCATAATCATCCTACAGTAACCATCAATTCTCTTTCGGCTTCTGACCGTGATAAGGTCAAGAAGGCCATTTCTGAAATGAATGATAGTATGACAAGGGCTATGGCGGAAAGAAGTCTACAGAAAGAGATTGTGGATAAGCTATTTGATGATATAGGAGTTGATAAGAAGATTATTAAGAGAATGGCTAAAGCATACTTTCGTGCCAACTTCAATGAAGAGGTCGAAGGTAATAATCAGTTCGAAGAATTTTATAATGTGATTTTGAAGTCACAGTAAATGACAGAATATCTTTTCGTCGAAAAATATAGACCGCAAAAGGTCTCTGATTGTATTCTTCCTGATAGACTGAAAAATGTCTTTCAGAAATATGTGGATGAAAAGTTTATTCCAAATCTGATGCTCACAGGCACGGCAGGTGTAGGCAAAACTACAGTTGCTAAGGCTATGTGTGATGAGATTGGAATTGATCATATCATCATTAACGGTTCGGAAGAAAGGGGTATCGATGTTCTAAGGACTAAAATTAAAAACTATGCGTCAACCATGTCTTTGACGGGTGGTCGCAAGGTCATTATAATTGACGAAGCAGATTATCTAACTCCAGAGGCTCAGGCTGGCCTAAGAGGTGTTATTGAAGAATTTAGTGATAATTGTACCTTCATTTTCACCTGTAATTTTAAGGCTCGAATAATTGAAGCGATTCATTCTCGATGTTCAGTTATCGATTTTAAACTTGTGAATGGTGAAAAGGCCAAGATGGCGACAGCCTTCTTCAGAAGAGTCGAAAGTATTCTTAATTCCGAAAACATTTCGTTTGAAAAGCCCATTTTGGCCAAGATTATTGAAAAATATTTTCCTGATTACCGTAGAACTTTAAATGAGTTGCAGAGGTATTCGTCCTTTGGTTCTATTGATGCAGGTACTTTATCTCAATTATCGGATGTCCGAAAGTTGGATGATCTGATTAAATCTCTAAAGGACAAAGATTTCTCTACAATGAGAAAGTGGGTTGCAAACAACAGTGATGTTGATCCTGCCGTTCTATATCGAAAGATATATGAAGGTCTTTATGATTATATGAAACCACATAGCATTCCTCAGGCTGTTGTTACTATTGCAAAGTATCAATACCAATCAGCTTTTGTTGCGGATCAGGAGATTAATTTTGTAGCATGTTTAACTGAAATAATGGTTGACTGCGAATACGTTTAGTGTTAATATATACCTATGATAGGAGATTCCTTAGGAAAAATCTTATCATTTAACAAGCAAAGGCCGTAGGCCAAAAGGAGAAAACATTATGATAAACGTGCAATGGAATGACGTATCGTCTAGAGCTTTTTGTGGTAATATTGTCAATATTAAAGATTACTACAACACTTTTGATCCTAACTCGGAACTCGTAAAGAATAAGCAAATCAATGCCAAATTTATAAAGTTCGGTTGGTTGGATATTTCTAATTACACGATGGATGATGATAGACTCAGCAACATTGCTGTAAGAGCAGAACAGAATACAAACTCTCTCACCGAAGATATTTCTCATAGCTTTAAAGTTGAAGGTTGGGATTGCGGTTATTTTCCGCCCATCGTAGGTACAGATGGTGTACCTAGGGATGGTAGAACTCGTATTCGTGCTGCACTCGTCTGTGGCGAGAAGTTTATACCTTGTGCGACCTACTCATATGAGGATAACGCATCTGTTAAGATCAATATCACAAACGGTCTAATCGCCAATAAACATAGGCCTCAGAAGAGAGCGACCTGGAAAGACTTCATTGCTGCTGGCACCAAGATCATCTATTCTGGGGAAATGCCTTGTGATATAAAGTCAATCGACAATTGGCTTTATAATGATGTTAACATCGAATACTTCTATTCGAATGTTGGTGGTAACATTACCAAACTGGCAAAACAGATTTATGAAAAGGCGAAGAGAAACACCAAGGGTAACCTAATTCTTCTTCGTGAACGTTCCGAGTGGCTCGAATGGTTGGAAAAGTCTTTAGATAAGCAATCATCTTATTACAGAGAAAATTTCAACATTCAATCAATGGAAGATATCGCTTTCTATGATTCAGGAGGAAATAGGCCTGAGCAGGTTTATTGTCGCTATTTACTGCCGAACGCATCTAAAGGTATTGTTACAAATATCGTTTTGTATTCTGTGGATGATGATCCTGATGTTGCCGCCCAAAATCATCAAACCTTCATCAAGAAGCTTGAAGAGTTTCATGATCAAATGTATAAATGGGTCAATAGAGAACTCAGCAATATCAAATTGATGCAACCGCATAACAATTCGATGTGGAGAGTAATCGGCGTCATGCCACAGTTTCTTGACGAGAAGCAAAAGAAACTCTATAGAAATCATATCTTGGCCAAAATGTCTGATGTTCCTAAGAATGTCGAACCTTTAGGTCTTGCTCTTGGTTTTTATGAAGACGACGACGAATCCGCTTAATCATGTACAAAAATAATATCGAAATGCTTGGCCGTGCTGGCGAAACAATCATCGCAAATTATTATCGCCTGCACGGCCAGATCGTCGAGGCGTCCGTTGATCAATATGATTCTGAAAAAGACATGTTGATCGACGGGCTTCGATGTGAGGTCAAAACACAAGTGCCTTGGATCACCAAGAACTCTTTCACTTTCAAGCCTAACCAGCTTCGAAAGTGCCTCTCGGCCGATAGGGTCATCTTCATTTCGGTGCCAAACTCTACCAAGCCGCATTGGTCGGATGGTAAAGTATTTCTCATTAAGTCTTCTGAACTTAAATATACCAAGTCGAAGACTAAAGACGGTCGCGAAATGATTTTGATACCTATAGGCCAACCTGGTATGGATAAAGTCTTTACAATTTCAGAAAAAGAGTGTAAGATACTCCAGAAATATTCAGCGAGTGCATGGAATTGACAGACCTATTCAAAGAAATAATTCCTTCTATTCTTCAGACAAAGAAGGAAGTTGTGACACAAGAGAATGAACGGGACTATGTTCCGTTCATTGTAAATAAAGCATTATCTTTTCATTATGACTGCATACTATATGCGAATGAAATGAATAAAAATGCACATCTAGATAAAAATCTTCAATACCACTATTATATAAATATTATAAGACCTTGGAAACGCCCTTTTCAAAAATGGCAAAAACTGGAAAAGAGTGAAGACCTGAATATTGTAAAAGAATATTATAAATATTCGAACGACAAAGCCAAGGCCGCTTTAGAAATTTTGACAAAAGAACAATTAAAAGAAATAGAAAAGAAATTGTATAAAGGTGGTTTTGATGATAAACATAAACGAACTGATAGAGGTGAAACTAAGAGAGAGTGACGATTTTCTCAAAGTTAGAGAAACTTTGACCCGAATAGGAATAGCATCCAAGATAGAAAAAACTTTATATCAATCGTGTCATATTCTACATAAACAGGGTCGATATTACATTTTACATTTCAAGGAACTATTTCTTTTAGATGGCAAAAATTCAGATTTCACAGAAGAAGATAGAGCGAGAAGAAATACTATAGCGAATTTGCTCCATGAGTGGGAACTAGTCGATCTTGTTGATGAAAAGAAAACTGCTGATCCTACTATCTCAATAAAACAAATCAGTATCATTTCTCATAAAGAAAAGAATAATTGGCAATTAGTTGCTAAGTATACTATAGGTAAACCTAGAAAAAATAATGTATAATGTGTCTACAAAAAAGAGAAGATAAATGGCACAATATCGTAAAGACTTAAATCAGTATTTGAATCAAGAGAAGACGATTTTCGAAACTGTAATGGTTGCTGATCAATATGGAAATCTAACTGGCTCTAATCCTTCTGGTATGTCAGTAGACGCATTTGGTCGAGCCAGGGTCTCACAACCGTTAACCCTCTTTGATTCGTATAATCGTTATGATGTGTCCGAAAAGTATCATGTAGCAAATACAGCTACTGCTACTTATGCATTTAATGCAAATTCTGCTGCGTTCTCAATGACGGTTGACACTACAGCTGACGCTCAAGTAGCAAGAGAATCAAAAAGAGTGTTTGCTTATCAACCCGGTAAATCTTTACAGATACTAAACACCTTTATTATGAACGCCCCAAAGGCAGGATTAAGGCAGAGAATTGGATACTTTTCAACACAGAATGGTATCTTTCTAGAGCAAGATGATACTACAATTTCATTTGTGAAAAGAAGTTATTTTACCGGTTCTGTCGAAGAAACCAAAGTCGCTAAAGCCAACTGGAATATTGATACATTAGACGGTAGCAATAGCCCAGGCTGGTCAGAAACATTACCTCCTACAAATAGAAATCCCTCTGGTTTAACTCTCGATCTCACTAAAGCACAGATCATATTTATAGATATCGAATGGTTAGGACTTGGTACAGTTCGTTGTGGTTTTGTTATCAACGGTCAACTTATTCACTGTCATTCCTTCCATCATGCGAATATCATCGATGCGCCATATATGACTACTGCTTGTTTACCAGTTAGAGGAGAAATTACAAACACAACAGAAACTGCTGGATCATCTACGTTTAAGATGGTGTGTGCTTCTGTTATTTCAGAGGGTGGTTATGAATTGAGGGGCAAACCAAGATCAATAGGTAGACCTGCAAATGATGTATTTACTATGGCTACTGCTGGTGTTTGGTATCCTATCGTATCAATCAGATTAAAAAGTACACAACTTGATGCTATAGCTCTTCCTACAAACATATCAGCTCTAGCTGAAGGTAACAATGGTAGAGCAAAGTATGCTCTCATTGCTGGTGCAACTTTAGGAGGTAATACAACATTCACTTCAGTATCAACTGATTCTTGTATTGAATACAATTATGTTGCTAATACTATGACTGGCGGAACGTTGTTACAGCAAGGTTTTTTGGGTATTTCGAACCAATCTTCTTCAGATATTACTCTCGGTAAAGATTCGCTTTTCACATATCAACTTAAAAGAAATAGCTTTACTTCGACTCCTGAAATATTGACACTTGCGATGCAGGCCGGAACTGACTCTGACACTGGAACGGGTTCTATTGACTGGGAAGAAATTACTTAATATATAAATAAAGGAGATTTGTTATGAAGCTAAAATTTTTTAAGACACATATTGCAGTTCCTACTCCACAATTCAAAACTGAACAATCTGCCTGTTTCGATCTTTCTTTCTCTTCTGCTGGTAAAACAGAAGTTAAAGGATATAATAGCTATAATTCTCCTATAGTAAGACCGATTAATCATAATAGATTTTTTATTAGTCCTAAGGAAAGATTCATGGTGCCTACAGGATTAATCATTGATATTCCTGAAGGACACTCCGTTAGAATACATCCTCGATCTGGCAACTCTTTAAAGCAAGGTCTAACTCTTGTTAATTCTGAAGGAGTAATTGATTCGGATTATGTAGAAGAGTTGTTTATTCTTGTCACAAATAGTTCCGATAACGGATATTTTATTCATGAAGGCGACAGAATTGCTCAAGGAGAACTTATTAAATCTCTTTCATATGAAATAGAAGTTACGTATGAAAAGCCCGTCCAAAAAACCGATAGAATTGGTGGTATGGGTTCAACAGGTACTTGACAAACGATCTAAAATGTATTATATATATTATTGTGGAGAAAAGGTGTTGCGTACTCCACACCATCTTCGCCTAAAGGGAAGATAAAAACAACTTGCTAACATAGGAGTTAATACATGACAATTAATAGAGTACCACATTTCGATCCTTTCGATTTCGGTTCATTTGCCAAGACTGCTGTAGGATTTGAACCGATTCTAGATAAGGTAAAGCAGATTTCAGAATATATGCCAAAGATTTCTGCTTATCCTCCATATAACATCGTCAAGGTCGCTGATAACAAGTACATCATCGAAATTGCTGTTGCCGGATTTTCCAAGCAACAAATTGAACTTGAACTACAAGACAGTGTTTTAACTGTTAAGGGTTCTATTGAATCAAAGGATGTGAAGGAGGAAGATTATATATTCAAAGGTATCGCAGATAGAGCTTTCACACGGAAGTTTACTCTGGCCGATACAATTGAAGTCAAGAATGCCGATCTCATAAACGGTATGCTTAAAATTTGGCTAGAACGCTTTGTACCAGAAGAAAAGAAGCCAAAGAAGATTGTTATTAATGGTGAAGAATCCGAAAAGCAATTTTTAGCCGAAGATAAGTAAGATATATAATAGGAGGGTGGAATTAATCTGCCCTCCTTTTTAGTTTAGGATATTTGTTATGAAATTAAAAATTGAGAAATCAGCTACTATCATTACACCTACCATTGGCACCACTTTTCTTTTTGATTGTATCGAAAGTGTCCAAAATCAAACATATTCAAATTTAAAGCATCTGTTGGTAATAGATGGACCAGAATATAATGATCAAGTGAATTCTGTCTCTCAGGGAATGACAGGCGATAGAATCATTATTCAAAAAACTACAACACCCGAAAATACTGGCTCAAATGGTTTCTATGGTCATAGAATATATGCTGGATATCCACATCTAATTAATTCCGAATATATTTTATTTCTCGATGAAGATAATTGGCTAGAACCAAATCACGTTGAAACATTAATCGATCTGGTCGAAAAAAATAATTATGATTGGGCTTATTCTCTAAGAAATATTTGCACCAAAGATAAGCAGTTTGTCGATACAGATTGTTGCGAAAGTATAGGCAGATGGCCTATCTTCTGGTCTACGGAAGAAAGAAGTGACAATTTAGTGGACACATCTTCATATTGTTTTCGCCGAGAATTTCTAATAAAAGTTTGTCAACATTGGCATTCTGGTTGGGGCGGAGACAGAAGATTCTACAACATTCTCACCAAAATAATCAAGCACGATAATTATCATACTACAGGATTACACACCCTTAATTATAGACTTGATGATAATATGGAAAAGAAATATGGATCAATAGATTTCTTTAAAAATGGCAATAACGTAATACTCGAAAAATATGGAGAATATCCTTGGAAAAAGACCTGATAATAGGAAATGCAACTAATTATGAATGGGATGATATAAAATATTGGATCAATTCAATAAAGAAAAGCGGATTTTCCGGAGATGTTATACTCGTTGCTTCTAATATAAGCAAAGAGACAATTGATATTGTAAAGCAGAAAGGTGCAGTGCCTTTTCTTTATGGTAAAGAAACTCCTGAAGGTGATTATAAACTCGAATCAAATAATATTCCTCATGTTGCTCGATTTTTTTATATGTGGAATGCAATACATTCTAGAAAAGAAAGATATCGATATATAATAACAACTGATACAAGAGATGTTGTCTTCCAAAAAAATCCTTCAGAATGGATAGAAAATAATATAGGGCAGAAAAGGCTAATAGCTTCTTCAGAAGGTATGCGATATAAAAATGAACCTTGGGGCAATCAAAATCTTCTAGATGCTTTTGGACCCTTTTTTCATAATGCACTAAAAGATGAACTAATTTATAATGTCGGCACTGTTGCCGGTACACATGATTATGTCGAAAGCTTGATGCTTATGATCTTTCAGTTAAGCGTCAATCGCCCTATTCCTATTGTAGATCAGGCCACATTCAATTTTATTATCAATACATATCCTTATATCGACGACACTTTATTCACTAAAAACGATGATGGTTGGTCAATTCAATTAGGAACAACCATCAAATCTGTAGAGTCTGGGTCAGGTGATTTAGGAAAAATATTTGGTGAAAATACCTCCAAGCTTATTCAATATCAAATGTTATATGAAGATACACATCCTGTGATAGAGGATAATATAATAAAAAATAAAGAAGGTATTATATTTACTATAGTACATCAATATGATAGAATACCAGAACTAAAAGAAAAGATAATGGAATTGTACGGAGAATAATATGGACCCAGAATTTTTTGATATTGAGCAACTAAAACAGGTAGGTCTATGGCCCTTTGATTTTTTACCTGCTTATGGTATTATTCCATATATCAATAGATATAGAGAAGAAACTGTCGGTATTGAGATAGGCGTATTAAAAGGCGAAACGAGTCATGAACTCTTATCTGCTTGTCCTAGAATCAAAAAGCTATATGGCGTAGATCCATATAAGGGTTACCAGGATCTAGATCGATTCAGAACCGAAGAGGATATGAAAAGATATCAAGAAATATGCAATAAGAATATGAATAAATTTGCAGATAGGTTTGAATTGATCGTTGATTCATCGGAAAATTCTGTGAATCGATTTTCCGACAATTCAATAGATTTTATATTCATTGATGGTCAACAAACATATGATAGTGTAAAGAATGAATTGCAATCATATTATCCAAAGATCAAGAGTAGAGGTATGATATTTGGACACGATGGCAATCTAGAAAATATTATTAGAGCATATAAAGATTTCCGCAACGAGAATAAAATAAGGACTCCTTTATGCAATTCAAAGAACTTCGTTTGGTTTTGGTATAAAAATTAAAATGTCATATTCACAGCAAACCGAAATGATAGAATGCGATGTTGATGGAGTAAGTCAATGGATGAAAATTATTGACGATAGCGCATTTGTAGATGTTATAGAAGGCTGGAAAATTTCAGTTAAAGAAACATACCTCAAACATACTGTCAAGAAAGATGTTGTTATACAAGCCGGCGGGTACTGTGGCATTTTTCCTAGACTTTTATCTCAAATATTCGATACTGTCTATACTTTTGAACCTGATCCTTTAAACTTTTTCTGTCTTACAAATAACTGTCAGGAGAGCAACATAATCAAGGCGCAGGGTGCTTTAGGAGATTCCAATGAATTGATTACGCCTATCATAAGAGTTAATACAAATAGAGGTATGAATGTAGTATTACATGACATAGCATCAAAGATTCCAACTTATAGAATAGATGATTTTGCACTGAAATCCTGCGATTTTATTCAACTTGATACAGAAGGTCATGAATATAAAATTCTGAAAGGTGCCATTAAAACTATAGACAAGTTTCGTCCAGTAATCTCGGTCGAAGATACGAACAACTCAATAGAGAATTTACTAAAAGATTTCGGCTATTCAAAGAGAGATAAAACTTTCAGGGATACCATATATGCAACAGAATAAACCTTCTTTAAGACTCGGTTTTACCGATAGTTTTGAATCAATAGAATCGTTTTTCATTGATGTGCTATCAAAAGAATTTGATATTATCAGAGATGATGCAAATCCAAATTATCTTATTTTTTGCGATGAAACTTTTGGTACAAATAATAGGTCATATGACTCAACTAAAGTTATAAAGATTTTCTTTACAGGAGAAAATAGAAGGCCGTGGAACTATGCCGCACATAAGTTTATAACATTTGATCATATTGTAACAAACAGGCACTATAGACTTCCATTATATGTAGTTGATGATTTTCTCTATCAGAGAGATTTAAATTTACCTACTATCTCAAATATAGAAAGAAATTCTAATGTTAAAGATAAAAGTGGATTCTGTTCGTTTGTTGTAAAGAACTCAGCATGTGAAGAGAGAAATAATATCTTTCATAAAATATCACAATATAAAAAGGTAGATTCTGCTGGGCCACTATTTAATAACATGGGTGAATTTTTATCTGGAGAGCCATCAAAATTTCACACATCTAAGTTTGACTTTATAAGATCCAGAAAGTTCAATATTTGCTACGAGAATTCTTCTTATCCAGGATATGTTACTGAAAAACTCTATCATGCACTGTATTGTAATACAATTCCAATTTATTGGGGTAGCCCAACAGTTCAGATAGATTTTAATCCAGATGCATTTATCAATAGACTCGATTACAAAAATGATGAAGAGATGATTGATAGAATTATCGAACTTGATACTGATGATGACAAGTATAATGAAATGCTAAAACAACCGATTCTTAATCCAAGAAATAATTTCTTCGATATGAATAGATTCAATTATTGGTTTAAAAACAATGTGTATAGAGGTTTGCTATGAGAGTTGCAGTTTGTTTGTCTGGTCAACCAAGAAGTTATAAAATTGGTTATGAATATATTAAGAAAAACATTTTAGATACTGCTAATGTAGATGTGTTTTGTCATACCACTTGGAATTCTGAAAAAGATGAATTTCCAAATTTGAATATCTATAAGCCGAAAGCACTATTGGTAGAAGAACCACTCAACCCTGATCTATCTAAGTACACCAGAGTTCCACCTCCACAGCCAAATTGGAAAGTTAAAAATCCAGCACTGGCAACATACAGTCAGTTGTATTCAATACACAAGGCTAATGAATTAAAATGTTCATACGAAGAGAGACACAATTTCGTCTATGATTGGGTTATTCGCATTAGATACGACTTTGCTATTAATGCTAAAATACCATTTGATAAATTAGATAATAGCAAACTTTATGTTCCAAACTGTAGAATGACTCCTAATAGAGATTTTGGTAATGACCAATTTGCATTTTCTTCATCTAATAATATGAATAAGTACTCTAAAACTTTTATCAATATAGACAAGTTCTATGATAAGGGAACTATAATGATTGGAGAAGAAATGATGAGTTCTAACTGGAAAGAAAATAATTTGATAGGAGAAAATCTTCTATATGTTGACATAAATCATCCATTTCCACCTGGTCAATATAATGGTACACCACATTCATTGATTCGTGAAGATATGGAAGAATGGCAGAAGTAATTAGAAAGTTGTCTGGGCACTCTGGTAGTGAAGTTTATATTATAAAAGATAATAAAAGAATATTTGTCAAGAAGATAGGCAATACTTCTAGAAATCTTGAAAGAATAAAAATTCTTACGAATATAGGTTTGAATCTACCAGAAATATACTCAGAATATGATGATGTATATGAAATGGAGTACATCAAAAATATTGATATGAAAACATATCTACTGAAGAATGGTGTAAATGATATTACTGATTACATACACCATGTCATATCTATATTAACAAAAAGATGTATCAAAAAAGATTATACAAATGTTTATAAAGATAAGCTGAACAAAATAAATTTTGAAGACTATAGTATAACATTCAATAAGGAAGATTTATTTGATAGGCTACCAAAAATATTACCAAGTACTGAATATCACGGAGACTTTACATTAGATAATATACTGTTTGATATTGAGTCTAAGACATTTAGACTTATTGATCCGCTAACAACAGAATATGATTCTTATGTATTTGATTTGGCTAAACTTAGACAGGATTTGGTGTGTGGTTGGTTTGTTAGAAAAGAAGATATAAATTTAAAAATAAAACTTGATAGCATAAATTTTAGATTGACAAACTATGATTTTTATGATAATAATTACATATTAATAATGATGTTGTTAAGAATTCTACCATATTCAAAGAGTTTAGATGATATCAATTTTTTAGTTGAGAGGATAAATTTATTATGGAAGTGATAGTACCGTGTGCTGGTCGATCTTCAAGATTTCCTGGCGTTAGACCAAAATATCTTTTAACAGATTATTCTGGAAAGATGATGATTGAAAATGCAGTGAAGAGTTATATTGATAAGTTTAATATCACTGTAATAATCTTGAAAGAACATGATGAAAAATATGAAGCAAAAAGAAAGTTGACGGAGGCCTTTGGTGATAGTGTCAACATTGTGGTGCTGGAAAATGAGACATCAGGTCCAGCAGAAACTGTATACCAAGGTCTATTAAGAAGTTCTAGAATTTCGAAAGATAGCCCAATTCTAATTAAAGATTGTGACGGTTTTTATGAATCAAAAAATGAAAACGGTAATGTTATCTATGTTGCAAAATTATCAAAGCATCCTAAAATCAGAACAGCTTCAGCAAAAAGTTTTACCATTACAAATAATCAGGGTATTGTTACCACAGTTGTTGAAAAAAAGATTGTGAGTGATAACTTTTGTGTTGGTGGATATCAGTTCGAATCTGCTAATACTTTCATGAAAGCCTATGAAAGTATTCAAGTATCTGGTGAAATTTTTGTATCACATATTATTGATTATTTAATTAATCATGATAATATATTTGTTGAAAGTGAAGTTGAAAATTTTGTTGATGTCGGTGTTTTAGAAGATTGGAGAGACTATAATAATAAACCAACATACTTCTGTGATATTGATGGTACAATAGTAAAATCAAAATTCAATTATTTGAGTGATGTTGAACCAATTCAAAGTAATATTGATGTTCTACTAAAGGAACTTGATAGAGGCTGTAAAATTATTTTTGTAACATCTAGACCTAAGAAATATGAAAGTATTACTAGAGAAATGCTTAATGCACTAGGTTTTTATGGTTGTCAATTGATAACAGAAGTTCATCATAGCAAGAGGATATTGATAAATGATTTTGCAAACACAAATCCATATCCAACTGCACAAGCAATAAACATTAAACGAGATGATGATAATTTAAAGGACTACATATGAATATTCTTATAACTGGTGCAGCAGGTGGTATAGGCTCAACTTTAACTCTTATGCTTAGAGATAAAGAATACAATATATCTGGGTTAGATAACCTCAACAACGGATATATTGAAAATTTATATGAAAATGGTAAGCTAATATGCAACCACTTTTATGAAAAAGATATCAGAGATGTTACATCACTGGAAGATATAGTTCGAAGAGAGAACATTGAATGTGTCATACATTTAGCTGCTATCACTGCTTTACCATCCTGTGAAGTTGACCCTTGCGAATGTATTAATGTAAATGTTGCCGGTACAGCTTCAGTATTGAATGCTGCAAGACTTTCTGGAGCAAGAGTTATCTTTGCCAGTACCTCTGCAATATATGAAAATAACACTATAGATGAGGCGCCATTTACTGAAGATATTGGAGTTTCACCTAGATTGATTTATCCACTTTCGAAAATGATGTGTGAAAACCTAATTAATTCATATATAAAAAATTATGATTTGAGTGTAACAACTCTTAGATTCTTCAATGTGTTTGGACCCAGACAAGATATATATAGAAAGTCACCACCTCTAATAAACTATATTGTTAGAGAAGTTAAGAAAAATATAAAGCTAAACTTCTTTTCAAATGGAGAACAGACTAGATTATGTTCATGTGAATGATGTTGTTACTTTAATCGAATTGTGTTTGAATAATAAAAAATCTATTGGTGAAATTTTCAATGTTTGTACATCAACTGGTACATCAGTAAAAGATATAATTTATTATGCTGAAGAGGCATTTGGTAAAAAAATTGACTATTCTTTCAATGAACCAAAAAGATTTTGGGAAAATTATGATAAACTATATCATGGTGCAAATTCATTGGATGAGGAAGTAATTAAAAAAGAGGTTAACAAGTATGCAATAGGATCTTATGAAAAGGCAAAAAAAATATTGAAATGGCAACCTAACACAGATATAAAGAATCTTATGATTAATACTATGAAAGAAAATTATGACAAACTCATTATGTAAGAAAGTTTGTGCATACATAGAGAAAACAAATATCTGTAGAGGTTGTGGCCGAACAGATTTTGAAATACAAGAGTGGTTCTATTGTAGTGATGAGCGAAAGAAAGAAATCGCAAAGACAGCTAGGGCTAGATCCAAACAACTAAGAAGTGAAGGTAAGTTATAATGAAGAGAGCCCTGATTACGGGTATCACTGGGCAAGACGGTTCGTATCTAGCTGAACTGCTCTTGTCTAAGGGATATGAAGTTCATGGTGTAGTTCGCCGTTCTTCAATGATAAACACTCACCGCATTGACCACATCTATCCAAATATCAATCTACATTATGGTGATGTAACAGATGCACTGAACATGTTTAGCGTTGTTGATAAGGTATTACCAGATGAGATTTACAATCTAGCAGCACAGAGTCATGTGAAGGTATCATTTGAGATGCCAGAGTATACAGCACAAGTTGATGCTCTTGGCACACTCAGAGTTCTAGAAGCTGTTAGAACTATCAAGCCAGAGTGTAGAGTGTATCAAGCATCAACATCTGAACTATACGGGCTTGTACAAGAAGTGCCGCAGTCAGAGACAACACCATTCTATCCACGCTCACCTTATGGTGTAGCAAAGATATATGGTTACTGGATTACAAAGAACTATCGTGAAGCATATGACATGTATGCGTGTACGGGCATTCTATTTAATCACGAAAGCCCTCGCCGTGGTGAGACATTCGTAACTCGCAAGATTACGATTGGTCTAAAGAACATCGCAGATAGCAATCAACAAGTTCTGAAGCTGGGTAACCTAAATGCTCTAAGAGATTGGGGTCATGCTAGAGATTATGTTGAAGCCATGTGGCTGATGCTACAGCAAGACAAGCCAGATGATTTTGTCATCGCTACTGGCAAGCAATATTCAGTTCGTGAGTTTGTCGAGAAGTGTGCGACATACTTTGATATGGATATTGTCTGGCGGGGTGAAGGTCTGGATGAGATTGGTATTGACACAAAGACAGGTAAGACAGTTATCGCTGTTGATCCAAGATACTTCAGACCAACTGAAGTTGAGACACTGCTTGGTGACCCAACAAAGGCTAAGACGGTTCTTGGTTGGCAACCAAAGACTAAATTTGATGACCTTGTGAAGGAGATGTGTGAACATGAAACCGGACGATAAGATTTTCATCGCTGGCCACAAAGGTCTTGTTGGTTCAGCACTGACAAGACAACTGAAGAAGAAGGGTTATACCAACATCATTGGTGCTGATAGGTCAGAAGTTGACCTGAGAAGGCAGTCTGAAGTCTATGAATATTTTTCTAAGATGAAGCCAAAGCATGTCTTTCTGGCCGCAGCAAAAGTTGGTGGTATCGGCTTCAATAAGCAATATCCAGCAGACTTTATTCGTGACAATCTACAGATTCAGACAAATGTTATTGACGCTGCTTATGTAAATGGTGTTGAAAAACTATGTTTTCTAGGCAC